CGTTCGTCGCCACTACCTGAGATAGTGCCCATAGTCTTACGGCCTGTAAGCTTCAAGATGTTACTAAGAGCAATATCCTCCAGAGGCCATCCATTATCAGCAGCAATAGCTGCTACATGCCAGAGAACATCCCCTAGTTCTTTCTTCATGTTCTGTTCGTAATCTGGTTTACGTCCATCACGAATTGACTTGGCGACAAGAGAATAGATTTCTCCAACCTCTCCTCCTAGATTGTATAGAGCGTATTGCTCATTAGCGGAGGGAAGACGAAAGGAGAGAGCTTGAGCTTGGTAATTGTTTAGTGTGAAATTTTGCATCATGGATAACGTTTCTTTAGGTAGTCGAGAGAGATAGGCATGATGTCAAATTGACCATCAACCACTTCATGTAGCATCAAGCATCCACGCCAATGATTGTTACCTTGTGGTCCCATATATTCTTCATCATGTTCGTAGCAGCTTCCTGCGATTACCGAAGTGATTCGTCTACCGTCTGCTCGATGCGCTGTAGCAATTTGCAAGCCTTGCTGGTGCCCGGCAATGCAAGACATATACTTTTTGTTAAGCTGCGCGTTAGCTGTCGAAGCAGGACGACCAGCAACGCCTGTGGTAAAGTAGTGGCTATAAGCAACGCCATCGACAACCACAACATCAAGGAAAGGATATACTTCCCAACCAAACTCACTGTATCCCAAATCTTTGACATCTAACATTCCTTCCAATTTTGAATCATTATTAACAGCCCTGAGAATACGTTCCTCATGGTTCCCGAGAGTGAGAATCATACGAGGAGAATAAACTTTCTTCTTACAAGCTCTCTGGTGTAGCCTAAGCTGTGCAATAGGCTCTAGAAGGGACTTCATGGCCTCGTGAGCAGCCTCAATATCCTTCAGGTAGCGCCTACCCTCAAACACCTTCTTCCCTACGTCGTAGGAGCTTAGAGAGGACATGTCTGCAAAATCTCCAATGCAGATGATCACCTCTGGTTGTTTGTCAGCAATGTAATTACCAATCCGATTCAGGAATGTAAAATCATCCCCGTATTTAGCTTGTACATCTGGTATAATAAAATGCCTCATTCATCACCCTCATCATCTGTGTCGTCAATGATTTCATAATCAACAGCAACGACAGTTACAGGTTTTTTGAGATCAGACATAACCTTAATCATGTGTTCAGTTCCTTTACTTTCTCCATCCCAGAAAGCTACAAGTTCATCAGCGTAACGACTCATCTCAACATTACGCATCATCCCTGCTCGTTTCTTGTGGAGCTTCCAATTAGCTGGAAATCGTTTAATCTCTACATTAGCTAGATAGGCCCACTCCTCTCCAAAACTATCTACACCTTTAGCTCCTCCTGATACAAGTTCAAGGTCTGGTACATCTGTCATTAGTTCAAATAGAACTTCGTGTACAAAATCTTTAGTGAACCCTTTCCTACTACCAGCTACAATAACTTTAGGCATTCAATAACTCCTTCGTTGAGATAGGGAATAGTTGACTGACAATCTCCTTAACCTTCTCAGCTACAATACGTGTCTCATATTGTGTATGGGAATCAAGGCGGAGCCTGAGCATGTCACAGAACGCTCCAAGGGTTCCTGACCAAATCCATGTAGTCATCATATTCTGAGGGAGGATCATTCGAGCTTGTTCAGGAGCAATTCCCGCTTTCAACATCTTATTATACATTGTGACGGAGTCATCAATCAATGTATAAGGGTTGTTATTCAAATGAGGTATCTGTTCATGCTGCCAATCGGGTGCCTCCACCATTTCTTCACTACTTCCCTGCTTTACATTCTCAGCTTTCTTACGCCAATACTCGGGGAAATAGAACTCAGGCTCATCATCTACATAGCGCCTGCTAACTTCGTTCCACGGCATAAACTTGTGTTTGCCAAGCTGTCTGGCAACTACTAGTGGAGCCTTAACACGTACAGAGATGAAAGCATGATTGAAAGGAGAGAAGTGCTTATGCTTGGCGAGATATTTAATTAGTTTCTCATCCTGTACATTGAGATCAAAACTTTCCTTATCAAAACTCACCCTAGCTGCATTAACCACTGATAGGTCGTCCCCACAGTGGTTGATATAATCTACTGAAATATTAGCGAGTTTCAACGTCCATCCTTTTCGTATAGAGCTTGTCGTAGATATTGACAAAGATCCAGAGCTTCTTCGTAAGCATCCTTGAGAGCATCTCGTCCATTATGTGGCTGAAGAGTTGTCTTATATTTACGATAGCCAAATTCCTTGCGTGAAGACAGGTCTTTCTGAACCAAATCAACAACACTAGGTTTGTCATTCTTAACAGGAGGGGGTTGCCCCCATACCGAGTTTACCACCTTGTTCTCAGGAAAAGAAGGATTGATTTTCCATCCTGCCAACATAGCTTCTCGTTCCATTGCTGCATCATAGCAACTTGGTTTTTCACTCCACTGCATAACTACGCTCCTTCATAAATTTAGCAAATTTAGTTTGAACAACAGCTTTATCCTTGTCATACACATTCTTAAAGTAATTAAGAATAAGTGCTGCTGTTTTAGGTGTAATCTTCTTCGTAGCCTTATCAGTACCGTTCTCAGCAATGTTAGCTAGGGTTACGGCTTGATTACGGGTACGAAGTTCTACATCATCAATATCGTTGAACAACGAATAGCCCATGAATTCATTTACGCTCATTATTTTCTTCCTTTGTAATTATTTTATGGCATGGAATACACACAACTTCTAGATGTTCCTTTTCACAGAACATCCTTTTAATCGTGTCATCCCAAGAAACAAATCCTTCAAGTGGCACTACAGGAATTATGTGATTCACCTGTACATCTTTTAGAGGAAAATGTTCCTCACAACGATTGCATTTATAATGCTTTGCCATTCTTCCAGATTTGCTATTTATCTTACTACCTACGAACGCCTCACTCAATACAGAATACCTCGGAGGCCAGCGTATTGAAGCACTCCTTAATGCTCCCTTAATGAATGAATTAAATCGGGCTGTTGTCCACTGTCCGTTATTATATGGCTTTATTAATTTCTCCTTCTTCAAAAATAGGAAGTTCCCACAATACAGGAGAACCATCTGGATGTAATTTCCTAGTCATCCAGAGGAGTCTTCCTTGCTCTAGTAATTCCATCTCTGCATTATCCTCATAGACGGCCCTGTAAGCCTCTAGGAGAGCCTTGTAAGCTTCCTGAATACTACCACAGCCACCTAGGGTGTTAAAGGCTTTAACAGGCCCACAGCCTTCTAGCCCCGGAATTGAATCTACAGAATCCCCTGTAAGACATTGGGAGAAGAAGAACAACATCCCTGTGCCTGTAATCTTTTTACGATCAGAAGATAAAGAGAGTCGTCCTAGCTCATCTACACATTCAGGACCGAACTCTGGTTGATTACCTAGTTCCCATGAATAATGCCAACAAGGAACCTGTTTCAAATCCTTGTCACGAGTGCAAATAATAACTTCATCTGGACGCAATGTAGCTTCAATTGCTAGAAGGTCATCTGCTTCCAATCCTTCTTGTAAACGTACATCATATTTGGCTTTCATGTAAGCCGTTAGGTTCTTATAATGCCAAGGCTTATTTCCAACTCTTACTTTATACGGAGTACGTTTAGCAATGTCATTTCGGAAATTAGTCTCACCAGTGAGATAGAGAATTGGAGGCTCTGTTGAATTAGTGATAGCACAGATGTTTGCTATTTTAGAATCCAACAGATTAGCAGCATAGTCAAAAGGAGGAAACCCCTCCTGTTGCCATCCTGCTTCTGCCGCAAATCCAATCTCATATCTCAATACATCTGCATCAAAGAGGCATTGCATTAGTATGGATTATCGTTACCGTCTTCTTCAGGGACAATCTTCTCAATCTTAGCCTTCATCTTACCATTAGTGGCTTTAGGAGCACCCTCTAGAACTGCTTGAAGAGCACTGCCTTCATAGTTCAAATTCCCTTTGATTTTATCTTGAATCCACGAAGGGAGAGCATTAAATACTTCCATATCAGGTTCAGACGAATCAAACACCTTGGGAGGATTAACAAGCTCTGGACAAGAAGCAACGTCACGAGGGCGCATAGTAGAAATACTTGCAATGTTGTCATAAACCTTACCGTCCTTACCTGGGTTGTTAATAACGGTGATGTTAGTTGCTGTACCGATCAAGGCTGCAAAATCACCACCAAATTCCTTCTTAGGATCAAGAGCCATATATCGCTGTGTGCTCTTAGCCTTTTCTGCAAACAAGCCATGCAGGGGCATAGTTTCAGAAATCCAACGTGGCTTATCCTCTACGGCATTCCCATCAGCATCCACCATGAATTCATCCACCATCTCATAGGTGAGCATAATTTCATTAGCAGGAGGCTTGTCTTTGCCTTGATACGGACGTTGTGGCTGCAAGCCCAAGTCAATAATCTGAACTACACGAGCAGGATAGGTGCCGGGATCAATGTTAGGTTGTTCAACACGCTCACCGCCACCATTACCTTTAATCTTAGATACGTTCAATGCCATTTGTTTACTCTCCTTTAGGGGTGATTACAACTTCGAGAACCAAATCAGAAGGGGTGATGGTTGTGATTCCTTCTTTACTAATCACACCAATAAACCCACTACCGAGTTGATAACCGATTGCGTCAATATATTCTTCACACTCTCCATCACGGAAAGCCACTACGATGTCTTGTTTAACTTGTTCCATTTGTTCCTTAATGAATTTCCCATTTTTAATGAATGGAAAACCAATCCTTACCAATATGTCCCTCTCCAGCATGAGGGCAAGAGATGTTCAACATAATTCCAGCATCACGGATGCAATCCTCTGAAATCTGTTTAACATCTTCTGCTATTTCTTCTCTGCATTCAATCGTATATTCGTCATGATAAAAACACACCACCCCATAATCTTCTCCCCAAATGTATTTCTCACTAAGGCGTTGATGTAATAGGCAATATGCTGTTGACATGTGAATCGCTTCGTCTGACTGAAGAAGATAGACAAGAAGCTGATGCTCTGAAGGAACCTTAATAGGACGGCCATCTAGTCCTGTAATAACTCCATCAAAGAATTCCATACGATTAAATTTACCATTCCATTTCTGTCTAGCTGTTTCCTTCCATTCCTTAGTTATGGTTTCCATTAGAGTACCTAGTCCGTCAAGACCCCTATAGAGCTTGCCTCTAAGATCAGCACCAGTTCCTGCTGGTTTCTTAGCCGTCTTTGCAAGCTTAACATCTCCCCCGCCAAAAAGTAGACAGTACATGACGTTCTTAGCGATGTCTCTGGACTCCAGCTCTCCAATATCTCGGGTTAGACTATGATTGTCACTTCCGTCTTCCTTTGTGCCTTCAATCAAAGCCTTCGTATAAACAGGGTTGTTCATACGAGCAGCAAGTTGTCTTAGTTGATTACCTGCTGAGTCAGTTCCTACGAGAATCCTGCCTTTCCCAGATGTGAATATCCTTCGCATCTGCTTCCCGTAGAAGCTTCCGGATTTTGGAATGTTGACGATGTTCCGATGAGTTGCTCTACCCGTGACGGCGAGAGTGTTAACAACACTTGCAATTCTCCCATCTTCTCGAACAAGTCCAAGTAAACCCTCAATAATTCCACGCCGTTGTCTGCATTGCACTCGCTTGGCGACAAGGCTGCCAACTTTACTGCTAAGTCCTTCAAAAGGATCATCTTTCGATAGTTTAGGGCTTGTTCTGTCCCCTGCATCGTTTGTGTTCCATTCCAAAGGCTCCCATCCTGATCCAAGGAGGAACTGTTTTGTTTCATCATTTGAATTTAAGTTTGTTACGCGGAAAGTAATACGACTAAAGCAACCAGCAACGGGCTTGTCACCAACATCACTACCAGAACTGCTACACCAATCAATAACGCTTTGTGAATACTTCCCATTTTTAAGGAATGGCTTTCTGATGTAATTATATTCTCCTTTTAGTTTATTTTCTTCTATTTCAAGAACAATAGGAAGCTTAGGTGTAATCACCTTATCTATCCGTTCAATCCACCTCGTAAGTTGTTTAACACAATAATGCATGTGCTCTTGATCAACAAGCCAACCGTATTCTTCCTGCTTTTGAAGGTGGGTGAATAGTTCAAATGATAGCAGAAAGGCATTACGCCATTTACCACCCTTAGCTTCTTCCAACAAAGCTTTATATGTAAGCTCTAGAATCTCTGTGTCCTCTGCACAGCGATGCAACATCTCCTCTGAATAGTTTTCCCAATCGTTATGTTCTGGCTTACCCCTTCCAACCCTCCATCCCCACGATTCAATAGAATTAGGTCCAGCTTTCTTGTTAGGACAGTTGAACGGAACCATTCGTTTAGGGTTGAGAAGCCTGCTCATAATCAAGGTGTCTACAATCTTTCCTTTGTACTCCCAGTCGTATAGTTTACGAAGTAGAGGGAAGTCATACCCAATACCGTTATGAGCAATGAGAACATCAAAAGTTTCAAGATGTTTAAGAAAATCTTCTATTTGATTTGGACGAAACTTAGTAACCTCACCGTCCAATTCTTTAACCACGCCGCAATGGACCTTTGTGGCTTGGTGAAGAAATCCGTTTGCTTCTACATCAAATAGAGCTATTCTCATTTATCTTTATGCTCTTCGCACCGTGTGCTAATCCAACCCTTCCCCTGTATCTTACCAGGAGATCCGCAGACATCACAGATATGTTGTGACATATTTTCAACAAAAGAGATCACTGCGTATTGTTTTTCAGTAGCATTCTCTACATAGAACCGAAGACCTCCAAATTTCTCTTTAACTTGCACAGCTTTTACTTGGGGGTGTTCGTTCATATCTGTATTGAATTGCAACCAGCTACAAAGCTGATCAATAAGAGGAAGCCACCCTTCCCCTACCCCAGGATACCCAGACCCACTAAGGATTTTAGGGTATTTAGCTACAAGATCATCGTGTGTCATTGATAAAGCTCCTTTAGTTCATTACGAAACCGTAAAACAATTTGGTGTACCCTCTTGTAAGGGTAAGTAGTGAGGTCTGCAATGTCTGTTACAGCAAGTTCATGTCTGAAATAGTAAGACAACACTTCTATCTGAATATCACTCTTAGTGTCAATCAGTTCATAAACTTCCTTCATAATACGCTCAGGATAGAGAGGACACGTAATAGTTTCAGCTACCTCTTCCTCATCAACCTCTGGACCATAGTGTCCTCGTTCACTTGCTTGCCAACTCCGGACAGAGTTGTTTAGGATTTGACTAAACCACTGTCCAAACATATCCTCCTTACAAGCCCTACGATAACGAATAGCACGTTCATAAGCATCATGGACAACATCTTCTGCTGCCCAGATAGTTCCTACACGCCTAGCTATTTTCTTAATCAATCGTTTATGATTGTCTAGGTAGTGCTGTTCAATAGCGAGAACTTGCATATACCTCCTTTTTTATGTTTATTCGACAGAACATCCTCACATTTCATTAAATAATCCTGTAGCCTTGTCCCAGAAGAGTTTAAATCTCCCTGTCTCACCAAACTCTCGATCCTCTAGAAGGATAAGGGTGCGTACATTTCGCTCTTCAGATGTAAGATGAGGATCACGATTGCCTTCCAAACCTAGCATCAAATTACATGAACGAGCCATAGCCCTACTCCCTGCAAACTGTGAACTCAACACTTCACCGCCTCGCTCATGCGGCAGTCCTGAATCAGGATTACGCAAGTGACAAAAGATAAAGATGACAACATCAAGATCAAGAGCCATAGCAGAAAGCTCTTGAGCGATTTCTTGAAGCTTAGTGTTAGCACTTGCAGCATCCATTCCGTTAGTTAGATTGGTGATTGGGTCAATCATAATAGCCTTGCACCCTTCAGAAGCTGCTGAACGAATGTCAGCTTTCAACGTATCCCATCCAACGTGTTGATAGAGATTAAGAAGGATAAGTTTGTCTTGTAGGACACCTCCTGCCTTCTCATACGCATCCATATCAAATTCAATCTTAGGATCGTGAAAGATTCTTCCTGCTAGTTTACCCGCAACTAGCTTGTAAGACTTCTTATTGTTCTCTTCTGGTTTAACTAGGAAAACTTTCCACCCATATTCCCGGATGAAATGTGCAGTGAGTGCATTAACCACCTCACTCTTCCCTTGTTTCTGCCCGGCACCAATATAGATTGTTTCACCTGTACGAATGCCTCTAGTAGCCTCTGTAATGTGCCTCCAAGGCCATGAAACACCCCACTTAGGGGCTTCCTTAGCCTCCTCGTGTAAATCGCTTCCTGACACCAACCTCGTGTTCTTGGGTTTTTGAGCATTGAATTGACATGCGTTGTAACATGCCTTAGATTTTCCATCTAGCAGGCACTGGTTGACATCCTTAGATGGTAGGTTGGCTACCAAGGCATCTGGACAAATACGCAACACCTTCTCTACTGCCTTCTTCCCAGTATCATCCATATCAAAGACAAGGACAATCTCTTTGAAATACTTTCGTATCTCAGGCAGCATCTTAGCCAGTTGTTTCTCTGCCCCACCAGAGCCATTAGAAAGAGATACAACAGCAGGATTTAATTCTGCATACTGTGTACCCTTGTTATGCTCTTTCATGATTTGGAAGAGGGCAACAGCGTCACACTCTCCTTCTGTGATGAATATCTTCTTACCTCCTGCTTGAATAGCTTGTGACCATCCAAAGAAGGTTGCTCCCTTAGTAGTACCAACAGCAAACATTTTCTTGCCATCGATAATACGAGCCTTATATCCAATCAACTCATCCTCATCATTATAATAAGGATAGTAGTGAGAGTTAGGTGTCTCACCATCAAGCTCTGATAGCCCGATCTTTACACCGAAGTATTCTAAATACTCTTTCTTTAGTTTACGTTCTGGAAGAGCTACAGTGGTGTATTCTTCAATCTCTTCTAGCTCTTGCTTAACCTGTTCAGGGCTTTTGGTGAAGAAGACAGGCTCATATCCTTCTGGCTTGTCTTGATAAGGATTGGATTCGTAAGTTCCACAGCTAAAACAATAGCCGTCATATCCTCCTCCATCCTTTTCAAACACTTGCAATCCATTACGGCTCCCGCATTTGTGAGCCATTTTCTCTACGCATTTGGCGATGATGTCCTCCTTTCATTATTTCTTTAGCAAAGCTGCTAAGGGTTTGACATCTTTCTTAAGAGAAAGTTCCACCTTTCTTATAAATTCTTTTAACGTACAATAATCACCACTAAACACATCAGAGAGCAAGGAGTAACGAATACTCTCTAGGGCCATTCTAGCCTTTTCACAATCTTCTTCAGACATTTTCCAATCCTTTCACAATTTCGATTTTAACACAACGTAGTTTTCTGCCCTCCCCTTCATATAACACATGTGCAATGACACACTCACTCATTGTTTCGTATTTATCTATAATAGTAGGAGGAGATCCTACAATGATGAGCATCCATAGGGTGATTGTGGTCATGTCTTGCCCTCCAGCCGCGCACGGCCTGCTGTGATTGCTGCTATGCGCTTGTCGTAATCAAAATCCTCCAGCGCCTCCACAAGCTGCCGAATCAGCGCCTCGTCCTGTCCGCGGACTTCGGCCTCGATGGCCTCTTTCAGTCCACCTGTTATGAAGCACCCAGTTTTGTCTGCTATCTTTTGCCATTGTTCATCACTCAGCATGCTGGCCTCCCGTTCAATGCTCTGTCGTGGGTGACTATCCCCATCGCTCTATAAAACAATTTCCGGCTGTCACGGCGATGTTTGTTGGGAATAAAGTCCATCA